CCTGCAAGCTCTGCCATGTTTCGCTCTTCTTTCTCCCAATCCAATCCGATCTCCTGCGCTATTGTCTGTTTGGATTTGATTCCCAAACTTGAATAGATGGAGTTGTTGCCTGCTTCAATCGATTTATCATGTGTTTCAACATTGGGTGCTTTGACATCGATGTCAATGGTGTTCAATGTATCTTTGGGAAGAAGGCCTGCGCCTATGGCTGTTTTGATTGCAGCCTTGATGATGCGAGTAAAATGTGTTTTGTACACTTCCTGCATCCTCACACAATGCCTTGTAAATGGAGCTTCCGCAGTTAGGCTTGAAGAGAAGTTATTGTTGCTTGCATCGCTGGAAACAAGCCATTCTGGGGCATTGTGCCTATTGCCTGCGCTTCGCAATAAACCTTGCATGATGTCCATGTGTGATGATGAATTCATTGCAGCGGGTGGCGCAACATAATTCATGCCTTTGGGAATGTCCAAGAAACTTCCCGCTTCAAGTTTTTGGAAATCCTGCTGTTTTCCAGATCCAAACGCTGTGGTGCTGTAATCTAAAGTGGAATCAATAAACTCTTGCACCTGTCCTGCGCTGGCTGTGTCATGCTGCCTTACAGCAGCAATTGCAGCTTGCACCGCTGCACCCTCTCCCATGTTTTTTCTAAGTTTTCCCGCTTGTTGAAAACAGTCCAAGGTTTCAAAAGCAAAATCTGAAAGACCTCGCTTAATGCTGCGCTTAACATTTATTTTGATGTGAACCATGTTGTCCGCATCTACAATTTCACCTTCAATAGGTTCAAGTACTGACTGCCCTCCCGGTGCTTGGTAATCAACATGATAAGCCTTTACCAAAAACACATCGTCAATTTCTGTTTGGATTCCATAACTCCATTCATGGATGTTTGAACCGGGAGGTTGGTACACTTGCTCTGGCTCAACAGTCCTTATACTTAGAGTTCCGTCTGGCTGTGGGAATAAGCGAATGAAAGCTTCGCCATCTTCTCTGGTTCTCCAGAATATTTCTTGTTCCATTTCGTTCCATGCATTTTGTTCTGTGAATGTGTTGATTACAACTTGCACGGCTTTGATTATGTTTTCTGGAACATCCAAATCTTTTTTAGAAACCGCACGATAAGAATAACCACAGCCTATTACATAACTGCAAATACCATTCAATAAGCCTTGTGCGTTAGGTGATGTGGTCACAACAAATCTTGCCTGCGCTCTTAGCATTGAAAGCTGGGTTTCATTAACCCAGAACGGAAAATTGCTTCCATATCTTCTGTCAGCAGGCTGTGTCATCGGGTATTGATTTAGGTATCCATCAGAATATCTGCCTAGCAGATCGCTGTAGTTTGACATCCAGAAATCTTGACCACCAGCTTCCATCAGCTTCGCTTTGCGCTGAAGTTTTGCAAGCTTTATTTCCTCTTCTAGATTTTCACGCTGTTGCTTGGCTGAAGGCTTTCCTGCAAAAATAAACGATAATAGGTTCATGCCATTATCCTCTTGGGTGTTCTGGTGTTTTTTCCGTTCCAAAGGTCGATCATAGCACGAAGGGCCATTTCAAGCGAATCCGGCCCATCATCATGTTCTGCAACTGGAAAATCTCGCAACTGATCTACCATCAATTTTGTGCCTTTGCTGTTGGCTTTAAATCTGATCCCTCGGTTTGCTAGGTAAGGGCCAAGCCTCCTAATGCGAACCTCTTTGTTAACGGTATTGATGACTTGAGTTACTGGCAGGATAATATCGGCCTGCCTGCTCTTTGTTACAATTTGGGTCGCTAGAAGCTCTTGGAATTGATTGGTTTCAATTGCCACGATGTCTGCTTGGTATCTTCTTTGCAGTTCAATTGTCATGTCCACGATTTGTTCCGAATTGATTTTGTCCATGAAAGCCTCGCAGTATAGGATTCCATCTTTTGCACGGCCTAAAATTGCGAAAGCAGAAAAGTCTCCATGCTTTGCACCGCTGCCTTTACTGGGATCTAATGCAATAGTTTTGATTACAGTCTGTGGCCATTCGTCAAACCAGATGTGATCTCCAAAATGGCTTGCAGGCCATTCTGCGCCCTCTGTGTCAACAAATTCTCCCTGCAATTCCTGCAAGGCTGTGCGATCTGAATATTGGCTTTTAATTGCTGCAATAAACGCTTCATCAAGAAATGGGTTGTTTCCAGTAGGACTGCGTATAAGGGCTGTATTTGGCTTTTCTGTCGCAAAAACTTGATAAGTCCAATGTCCAATACCTTTAGGAGTAAATGTTGCGCTTAACCAGCCTGCTTCACCTTTTTCACGCAGGGATGCAATGCAAATATCATATGTGTCTTGATGCATTAAACTCGCTTCATCAAGCCATACACCAGAAAGGTTCGGGCCACGAAGTCGATCTGGGTTGTCTGCGCTGCGGAAAATGACTTCAGCTTTATTGGGCAGGGTTACACGAAAACTACTGCGATTGATTGAAAATCTGGCATCAATCAAAACCTCGCAATGCTCTTTGAAGCTGCGAAATGAACTATCGGCCAACATGGTGTATGTTGGAGAAACCACCATATAAAGCCTGTCTCGCTTGGCCCTGCGTAATAGGTCATAACTTCCAATCCAAGATTTGCCTGCACCACGGCCACCTACAAAACCTCTATAAAGGCTTTTGTTCGTTAGGAAGTCCTTCTGGGTTTTGTGCATCCGCAATTCGAGTTTTTGCTTGGTCATTGGCCAGATCCTCTTTAGACACAACCGTTTCTATGACTTCCATGATATATTCGCCATGTGATGTCACATCATGTTGCAAGGGTGCTTCCAGTCCAAGTAATTTATCCAATCGCTCATTTGCATAAATTCTGTCACGCAGGGTTGAATCTGGGCCTGCAATGATTGATTCATAAAAATTTAGGCTCGCAACTCTGTGTTCTTCTTTTGTTTGCCCTGTGCCTTTTATGAGGATCTCCCTCGCACGAGAAAGATAATTTTCACAAGTCCTTGCCCCAATTGAATATTTGCGAATTAGCATTCGCTTAATATCACTCTTGTAAAGCCTGCGAGAAAGCAGGAAAAGAGTGTACTCGATTCGGGCCTCAATGTCTTCTTTAGTTGGCTTTGCCATTGTTACTTTTTCAAAATAGGTGCGGAGTTTACTTCATCCTCAAATTTTTTCCATTCTTCGTCCTCTTTGATTTCTTCTGCTGTGGGTGTTTGGATGTCAATTTTCATCATTTCCGCAACAAAAGCTCCATCAACATACCGCTCATCGCCTATGCCAATTCCAGTAGTCCATCGCCTTCGAGAATTATGGTCTTTAAAAACAACAACTGCATAAAATCTTGAGTCTTCTTCGTTAACAACTGTCTCTCTTACATGGTCTGAAAGTTCACGCAATTTTGATAGGTTTTCAGCCATTTCTTCAAGGTTTTCCGCTGTTGTCGATGCAGCCATTGCTGTTGGATTTTCACCAAACATACGAAACATATCGGAAGTGTCATACCCTGCTGATTCATAATCTAATTTGTGTGTTTTGAACATCTCGGACAATTTGCCTAAATCAAATTCACCTTGGCTTTCGCTGTTGTTTAATGCAATGTTTGCTTCCATTTCTTCTTTTTCAGACACATCAATCACGGCTACATCTAAGCTGTAATTGCCATGCCCTTCTAGGGAATCAATAATTTTGATGCGCTGATGACCACCTACAAGGTGTCCTGTCCTTCTGTTCCATACCAACGGCTCAACAAGGCCATTTTTTTTGATTACCTTTTGCAGTTTCTTTTTTGATTTTTCATCAATTTGGCGGGGGTTATAGGGCGCATTTTTTAATTGCACCCGATTGATTTTTTCAATGGAAAATTTTTGGTACAACGAAAGCCCGAAATCTTCAACCTGGACTTGCTCACTTGGAATCTTCGGGGATGTTGTAGTATTCTTTTCTTTTGATGATTGCTTCGACATATGGGAACACCTTTCTTACAGTTTCATAGTCCTCGGGATGATTCTTATAAAGCCATATAATGTTTTTTGGATGCAAATCCATGCTTGAACTATTTCGCCCATCGTTTTCTGGCACAGGAATATTATTCGCTTTCATGTAACTCAATACATGAAATTTATTCCAATTAATTATGGGCTGCATACTGTTTTTTAATTTGTTCGCTTTTTTTGCATTTGCAAGTCCTTGGCCCATCGCATCGGTGCGTTTGTGTCCAGATGCTATTAATTCAAGGCCAGATTCTTTTCTACACGCACTTACAATTGGTGTGTCATAGTATGAAGAAAGCTTGTCAATTTTTTCTGTGAAATCATTGTACTCCGCATACCATAACCAATTAATTAAAGATGGATCTTGGTATGAGTAAAAATCAACTTTATATCGCTCTTTAGCATAGTTGTTTTGTTTTTCTAAAACTTTTAAGTTTGGCAAAAAATGCATCGACATACAGACAACTTTTACAAATCCAGCTTTAGAAACTAAGTCTAGAACGCAAAGAGAATCTTTGCCTCCAGAGTAACTAACAATGCATGAATCGTAATTTTTTCTGTATTCACTAATTATGTAATTAGTTTCTGCAAATACATTGGGAAACGATTTGGTTGAATCAATCATGTGATATGGTTAAGGCGAGATTTCTCTCGCCTTAATTAACTCCTATGAGTTTATTTTTTTTGTTTTTTCTTCTTGGCAGATTTAGACTTTTTGGATTTAGCTTTTTTAGCTTTGGCCAATTTTTTTCGCCTTCTTGCTGCTCTTGTTCCATCTGGATCTGGATCTTTTGAAGCCATGTCCGTAACTCCTAAAAAAAAATATTGCGCCATCCAACATAGGACAGCTATTTCTTAAATGTACGCTAATTGGTTATTGAATTGCAAATTGGCTTGATTGCTCGGACAAAAAAAGCTAGCAAAGTGTCATCCTTTGCTAGCCCTGAAAGGTAGACATAGCCGTCAAACTATGTCACATCACAAAATGTATTAAACAAAAAAAAGAGGACAAGGAAAAAATCCTTGCCCTCTTCTGGTTTTAATAAGCCAATTTATGGATGCTCGAATTTCATAAGTATGGAATTTTTTAACCTACTATTGGGAAGTCTGTTTTCTTCAGCAGCAATTTTTTTTGCATCACGCAAAGTTGCTTCAATGCTTCCATGCTTTTCTACTTGATCATCATTTTCAATTCCTATGACTACAATTTTTTCGTCCTTAATTCCCCATGTGATAAAGTTTTTTCTTTGATAATCATATCCGAAAATTCGGCCATTTTTATCTAACCCTTGATGTCTTTCAATCATAGTCATGGCTTATTCCTCCACTTCGTTTTGTAAATGTGCTAATGATTCTGGCAATTCCTTGTCATTTAGAATTAGCCATTTAGTCGCTTCATGTTCAGAAATCCATTCTGCATGAGGTGTGCTGCCTTGCCAATCGCTCCAGCATTCAAGCCAGTATCTGCCTTTTCGGGATTCGTGCAATTTTTGGTGATCCCATTGCGATCCTGTGTTTACGCTAATGTAATTGCGCCCATCATGCCGTTGTAACTCTGGGTACGATTCCTTGGCATTCTCAGTTTTTACAACTGTGCCATCATCCATTTTGTAAGTCGCCATAATCAATATCTCCTGCCCTGTGGGCATTTGAACAACCGAACAAAAAAATGTGGCCTAGAACATCTAGGCCACCGGATTAAAAACTACTTTTCAGTAGGTGCATCATAATTCCATAATTTTAATTGGCCCTTGCAGGGAATAAACTTTTTGAAAACTTTTGGGTTTTCAAAGATCCAGCAATACGGCCCTACTATGATTTTTTGTTCCATGAATTCCTTTTGTTTTGGGAACTTTTTTAATGCTTCCTTTCTTGTTAAAATATCAACGAGTTCTACTGTACCTAGGATTACACCACTTGCATAGCGTAGCGTTTCATTTTGAACCAAATAACCAGAACCATCTTGTTCGTCAGAATCATCTTCAAGCCAGCTTGAATGTGGCTTTTTAGTGCCAGTATGGATAAGCAACGGCCCTCGATAGTCTGTTTCCCATCCTCTGTTTTCAATCTTTTTGTTGCCTTCCATGACCATGCCTGCCCACGGCTGTCTGATTGTTAGTGCTTTCATTATTATTTCTGCCCTTCTGTAAAAGTAATTCGTCCATCAAGTAAAACCTCTTCCATGCCACAAACACTTCGCTTGTCGCAAATATCACATCTTCTGCCTCTGGCATCTGGTTCAATGCAATCGTTATGTTCTCCACAGGCGCAACATAGCCCAGCAGAATCTTCGCAAAGGTTTCTGTATTCACCCTCAGTCATCACAAAACGGCCTTTATTAAATGTCATCGCAAAAACTCCTAAAATTAGGTTAGAGATGGCCTAGAACACCTAGGCCATCGGATTAAAAATTTACAATAGTTTTTGCACAGGTGGCTGATCTTCATCAACAAAAAATGGTTCTATGATTTCATCAAGATTCGTTGTGTAATCGGCAATTACCTCAGAGCCATCTTCAGCATTGCCATAGATAAATCTAACCCAAGCAAATCGTTCTAAGTGAAGTGTTGCAAATTGTGTTCTCCAGAAAACCAAAAGGTCTTCATCGGCTTGACGAACATTATCCATCAAATCTTTGACATCTTGAGTTGGCTTTTCAAGTTCATAGGTATCGCCTCCATTGTTGATGTTTAAATAATATCCAGCTTTGATGGCTGCAAGAATAACTTTTTTAACTACGGCTGTTTCATTATCTTTTCTGCTCATAACATAAACTCCCTTAAAAAACGGACTGAGAAATGTGGCCTAGAACACCTAGGCCACCGGACTAGCATTTTTACTTTGGATTTGCTTTTGTCCACTCAACAAGAATTTTTCCAATCGTTGCGATAAAGCCTTTGTCATAAAGTTTTATCTCTTCTAAAAGATCTCGGGACATTTCCTTGCATTCTTCAATTTCCCTTTTTACTTCCTCAAAGGTATCTTCTGTTTCTTGGCATACCACGGATAGAATTAAATTCCTAAGCTTTATTTTCTCCTCTTTTTCTTGCTCTGTGGTTTTTATCGGAATCTGATTTTCTACCCCCTCGATTTCACTACGGATCTTCCTAAGTTGAGACTCTATTTCTCCCATATCGGCTTTCTGATTGTCTTGACATTGGTAGAGTTTGTTCGAGCAATCCTCTAATTTAAATTCAAGAGAATCAAGTTTGTTTTTGATATCTACGGCATAATGTTGATCTTGCATTTCAATTGTGCCTAATCGCTCATTGATATGGCCAAATCGATCTTCCAAAGCATCATCAAGCTTTTGTTTAAAATACGCTACAACATCATTGGTGATTTTTTCGTCGTTCTCAAAAAAATCGGTAAAGTCGAATTCTGCCAGCTTGTCCACGATAAGATCCTGCCATTCAAAGTCTGTGACATAATCGTCTACGCTATCTTTGACCAGATCCGAAAAATCATAGTCGCCTGCTGCATCGGACACGATATCTTGAACATCAACATCTTCAAAGGCTTTACGGACTTGGTAATCAATTTCAAAATTATCAACCTCTTGTTCAATGCGACTTTCAAAATTGTACCTGTCGCAAGCTTCATCGACTTTTTGGATCAAGTCTAACTTTGCAAGTTCTTCATGCACTTTTGCTTCAAACGAATCTTTCCACATTTCAGCTACAACTTTTTCTGCATCGTAATTTTCTACAGCTATCTGGATTTCCTTGCGAAGGAACGAAACTAGTGGGCTTAGAACAAAAGATACGCATTTGGAAAAAAACTTATTCATTGTAAAACTCCGTTAAAAAAAACGAACTGGAAAAGATGGCCTAGAACACCTAGGCCATCGGACTTGAAAACTTAAAAATAGTTGCCAATTATGTGATCAATTATTTCAAGATTTTTACAGATATCGATTTCGCCATCTTTCCATTTGTCATCGACATTAGCGACTTCATCAAGAAATTGACTGGCATCATCGCCTTGAATAAAAAGAGTTTTTTCGGGGTCAGATGATCGTGCAAAAAGTTCGACTCCGTACCCTAAATCTTTGTAATCGAATCGGGGCGAATATACTTCGGGTTCGAGTTTTGGTTCGACAAAATGCGCTCTTGCAATTTGCACCCAATCAGTTTCTTGCAAAAAAGCTCTTGCGAAACTTTCTGCTAAGTTAATTTGATTTCTTGGCAAATCTTTGCATTGACTAGCAATCAATTCTTCGGCAATTTCTTGCATATGATTCGCTAGGTCAATTACAGTTTCAAAACCTTCAAATGGGCCGTAACCATCGAATAATTCAAGGTTAATTTTCCATGTCGCATAATTTGTCCAGCCGTTGTATTCTTCGATCATAACTAAACTCCTTAAAACGGATTGAGAAAAGATGGCTTAGAACACCTAAGCCATCGGATTAGGAAATTATTTTTGGCTATCGCTTTTTCTTTTTAGATTGGCTTTTTTTTGTGCCTTCTTGTTTTAAAATTTCAAGGCAACGCTTGCAGCCAACTTTTGTTATGCCTTCAATTCTGGCCCAGTTGGTCGCTAGGGCTGGTGTGCCACAAACATTCCCGCTAAAGACTAATTCAAATCCATCTGTGCTGTGGGATCGGTATGCATGGCATTCGTTAGCCCAAACATTTCCCTTATTGCCATAGATGGTCGCACCTTTGATTTTTGTAATACTTAACATTGCTAAAACTCCTTAAAACGGATTGAGAAAATGTGGCCTAGAACACCTAGGCCACCGGACTAAAAACTTAGTTCAAGTTCATTAAAAATCTCTTGCTAGGCCCATGCGCTGGGATGTAAATATTTTTGGTTGAATTGCCATTAGTACCATTGCACAGTTTGCAGTCTTCGCATTTGGTTTCATGTGATTTGTTGACACACATGATCGCATTCATGTCATTGTTTTTTGGAACAACTGCATCGTGAGCAACTACAACAAAGGATCGGTAACCACAATCCATTGCAAATTCGACATCCCTAGGTTGGTCTGCGGAGGCCATTAAAATTGATGCAAACCTTCTGTCACAGGTTCGCCATTGGTGTGTGTAACCAGTATGGCCTTTTACAAGCGGTAGGATTGATTCCCAGACTTCGTATGGCACAAATGCAGGATCACCATATGTACCGATTCTTAACATCCTATTGGTGATTTTTTTGCCATGAATTGCTTCGGAGTAGGTTGGGTAATTACCCTTGCGGTAAGATTTCCAAACTCTCAAAACACCTTGACCAATATTTACATAACAGGTTCGTCTCCAAACAAATTTACCATTCTCCATGACCCATCGGCCTCGATGAATGCATTGGCCACAAATGGCTTCGTCCTTGCCATTTTTGATTGCTCGTCTTGGGTCTACATTTTTGAGCAGTAAATAAGTTTGAACCATATTGCCAGTCTTGCGGTTTCCAGATCCGAAAACCATGATGCAGACTCGGGTTTCGTCTTGCCAGATGATAGCTCCTCGGGGGGCTATTCTTTTGGATTTGATTTTTTTTGCCTTTAACATGATGTGAACTCCATTCGTATCCTTGTTGCGCTAGTGTTGAAAAGATCAAACACTCAACCAACATTATTATTATAATATGTTGCCATAGATAATCAAACCCAAAACGCCCATTTTGTTCGGTATTTTTGGCTATGTACACTACTATGTACACTAATTAAGATAAGTTTGTCTTATTTATTTAAAGGCCTTAGAATGGCCTTATTTTCAATTATTTACTTGTTTGACTATTGGGCTGGATATTGGGTAAAGTCTCAAATAATGGCATTTAATGCATTTTGAGCTTTTTAAAAAAGGCAACGGATTGTACACAATTGTACACTATATAACACCATCTTGTCTTATTTAAATAAGACAAGATGGTCTTGTTGTTCCTGGACTAATTGCATTACGGATTAACACCCTATCGGGTGGCCTATAAAGTTCTTGGTGTAAACACGCAGTCCATAGGCTGAAAAATCTCTTCGTTATTTTCTACTCTTCGGGTGTAGAGTTCAATTCTTTCTGGAGTTCCCGGCGCAGGGGTTGCAGGCATTCCTCGCTTGGCTGGCCCTTTAAAAAATTCGGGCAAAACAGCTTGGCACAACTTGCCCCATTTTTTTTCGTCCAGATCTAATTTGTTTGGAATGTTTTCTAATCGCTTTTGAAGTGTATCAATCTTTAGAACTCTTTTTTTTGAAATCGTTGATGTCGCCTTTTGTGGCATCTTGCTCATTTTTTTTCTCCTGTGATGTGGTAGAGACTTTTACGCAAACGATAGACTTGTCATCCGTGTGATCGGGTGGCAATGCTCTTAGTTTGATTTCTTGGACTACTTGTGTGTTATCCTCCTCGATGTATTCAAGTAATTTTAAAAGATCAATGATTGGTTTCGCTATGTTGTCTAGATCTCTATTAGATCGCCACCCCTTGCCCATATAGACATCTATCTCAACGCAAACTGGAGATTTAACTGTACCCATTCTGCCAAGGGTTATTTGCGCCATTTCTTGCCAGACAGTATAAGCTTTAGATTTGATGACACGGCCTTTGTAGCTGCGCCAAATTGAATTCGCTGAAGGTGGAACATCGACCATAAAGTCGATGCATCGCATTGACCCTATGGCCGAAAGATTTTTTATATCGAATTGGTTCTTCAAACTTTTTCACCAGCAGGCGGTGGGGTCGCCTCGGGTTTAGAATGCATAATGTCGTAGTATAGCTGAAGATAGCCAATCATATCAACCACATTATCTTTTTTTGGCTTCTCCTGCTCACGGCAAAATTTTAGAGCAGCCATACACATGGCCACATCCGCACCGCAAATCCGAAATCCTATTATGCGACTCCATAGCTCGGCTACTGTTTTAAAAGACTCTTCTGCTTTACCATAATCTGATTCACGCTTTTTTAAAACTGCTTTTACATCTTTAAACAGATCTGACATTGGACATCTCCAGTTTCTCGGTAAGTGTTTTGTTTGCTGTAATTTGCGTTTTTAATTTCCCTTCAAGAGATTTGATGATCCCTCGAAGAGATTGAATTTCTGCTGTTTTTGATTGAAGTTCAAGCACCCCTCTCGGCGAAAGCTTTAACCTTTTGCAATAGCATCTCCAGCAATCTTTAGCGTTTCCATAGGTGTATTTGATCCCACAGCGACCACATTCACGGCACATCATTTTTATTTCTCCTCTGGTGGTAAAAGTCCGAACCTAGTTTTTATGTTCAACAAAATTTTATCCAATGCAGGCGCATGACTGCCCGAAACGGATCGGGCATGGGTCATTAAAGTTGCATCCTCGAAATCACGCTCAAAGCGATCTCGCATTTGCCTCTGCCAGCCTACATTGCGCCTTTTGTATTCGAACAAGCCCATGAGCGGTTTTTTTCCTTCATCAATGTAAATCGATGAATAGCGATAGCCTGCATGGCAAGTACACCAAACCCCACAGGTTCGGCTTGATATCCAGTCCATGCCATCCACATCTGGAAGCCAAGGAACTGTGACCAAACCAGAATTGTGGCAGTAAACGCATTCCCCCTTTTGATCATCATCCTGCTTACGCATGGATCGGCTTCTCCGTAATTCTCTGATCGCTGAATGAATCAGAGGTAGATGGTGTTCACGGCTGTAGGTGATGTGAGTGCTGCCTGCAATCGTTTCTGTCGCCTTGAAACACTCTTCTGGAGTGTATTTATGCCTGCGCCTAAAATTACCTATCCACATTGAAATCATTTCGACTTCGGCCTCAGATTTCCATCCAAAAAGGCCTCGATGATAATTGGCCCATTGCAGCCATTGGGCAGATTCGGAAAGTGGTTCTGCTACTTTAGTTTCCATTGAACGCTAGCTCCAAGTTTTTTGATTTGACTGGATCTAAGGCCATATCAGCCATTGCATCTTCAACGGATTTTGGTCGCCATGCCTGCTGCTTCATCGGTTTTTCGATTCGATCCCAGAACCTCCAAAGAGTTTCTGTCCTATCACGCTCTGGGTCTTGGATAGCTGATTTGATTTTTTCAAACTTCAATTTTCCCAAACGCAATTTTTCTGTCATCTGGCCAAGCACCGCAACATGGTGTTCATTTTGGTTGCTGTGCTTTTTTGAATTTACCCAGAGGTGGGTTAGTTCCGCAGCGTGTGACATTTCATTGCATTTTTCGGACAAGGAAACTGTGTTTGCAATTGCATTGTCTAGCCTTGCCTTGGTTTGAATTGGCTTGGCTTGACTTGATGGTTCGCTACTTAGGGTTGGCAACTCAACCGCTTCAGTTGGCAACTCATGGTTGTCAACCTTAGTTGCCAACTCAACGGCTGATTTTTGCGCTTTCATAAAGGGCAGCTTCTTTTTTGCAACTACCGCTTTAACAAAATTTGGAGCGTGTTCTTCCCAATCGTGAATGCATAGCCTGCACTCGGGATGGGCATCTAGCCAGCCTGTGTGAACTAAATCATCAATCAGTTTGTCTGGGTCGCCCTGCCATTCCAGCGCAGCAGCTAAATCCTCGTTACTGTGCCTGCCTATGCCCCCATCTTGGGCATTGCTTGTCGCAAACACCCAGAGCGACTCCAAAACCCCAACCGCTTGAAAATGGGGTAAATTAAGCCTGCGCTTAAGCTTTAAAAATTTCATTGAAACAATCGTAGTGGTTTTCATGCCTTATTCTCCTGTTTTCGCTGTTGTTCAATTTCAGTTAGCCAAATTCTGATTTTCAAAAGATTTCGAGCGTGATCTGCTTCGTCTTCTAATGTTGCCCAAGGCGCATCAGCAAACATTTCATCCCGCTCGGTTTCTCGCAGGACATTTAAAAGCTGCGCTCCTAGCTTGGTAAGTGTGCCTGCCCCATTCAAAAGATCTCGCATTTTTGTGGTGCTGACTTCTTGAACTTGCAGGCTATTTTTCCAATAAAAATGGCCGTCCTCAAACCACCCCAAATGGGGTTTAGGTTCAAGTTCGGCCATCTGGTAGGTATGGTTACCAAAAAACAATTTAAGCATTCGCCATCTCCTTGCTTTGGACAATGGCATCAAGATCTGAAATGATTACTTCTGCTGCTGCTGCGGTTAAATCCTTGGCACTTTCAGCATGGTAGTCTGCTCGCATCATAGCCTGCCATTGGGCCTTTTCAGCAGGGCTAAATTTGCAGGCTTTCAGCAGATCACCGATTTTTGCAAGCTGAGGTTTTGTGATCATGTCCTCAAAAGAATAGTCTTCAGATTCCTGCGCTTTTTGAGGCAATTTTTTGACAGGCGCAGGCAAAGATTCAACCGCAGATTTCTTAACCTTAATTGCCTCTGTTTCTACTGCCTGCATCATTTCTTCCTGTGTGTAGATTCCAGAAAGATCCGCAGGAAATGCACGGCGCAATGCCTGCGCTTCAGCGCATTTTGCCAGCATGGTGTATGGCATTTTTTTCCACATCCATTCTGGATTGCCGTCTTTGTCGATTGGCGCATATTCGCTCCAATGGGCCACACCAACGAATGGATATCGAACACCATTCATCAACTTGTGAACTGTGAAAACAGCCTTGATCACATAGCCTTCGCTATCGTGACTAAAAATAGCTTCATCACCGCCAGCGTATTTTCCGCTGCGATCAGCGATCAATCGGTAACCATCGATTGAAGTCTGGATAGTCATTTTGCCTTTGCGTTTTACCGCATAAATTTGGCGACTAAATGGATCAAGCCCTGTGCGCTGGGCAACAGCAAGAAAAAGTTGAAGCTCTCCATCGCTGCATTCTGGTGCAATTTGGGTTTTGATTAAAGCAAGTTGTTCCTCGTTAAAGCTGATTAGATCTGTTGACATTTGTTAGCCTCCAAAGTTAAAGTTTCTCGCAAAATAGTTACAGTTTTTGGCGCATCGACCACAATGATCGCTTTGCTGGAGTGAACGATCCTAGAAAGTGAAATCCAAATTTGCCTGCCATCTTCTAGGTACACACCAACCCGCTCGGTTGGTTTGATTGACAGGGCCAAACCTTTTATTTTTTCAACTGTTTGCATTATTTTTCTCCTCTCACCTTGCTCCTAACAGACTGATCGAGCGACCAAAAAATCCATCAAGAGCAGCGGTGAAGACATCGCATCAAAAAGGGGTATAACTGAACCATGACATCGGGCATGGGCTTGCTTTGTCTGCGGTAGCCTCTGCCACCGCTATTTCAAAAGTGGTTAAACTTGGCAGGGATTTAAAGCCATTACTTGAATTTCTAAAATAGCTCCAAGTGATTGAACCCATGTCGATCCGAGCCATCAAAGTAAATTCGTCAAATAGCAAGTAAGCTGTTTGCGGTTCGCTTTCAGGCCAGTACAGAAATGATGCTGCCCATTCGGGTATTGCATTAGAAATTATTCGCCTGCAAAGAGCCTTTTTTGCAACTATCCTTTCTTGGGCTTCTTCGCCCATTATCTGCAACTGCTTTTTGCCGTTTTCTATCGCCTGCTGTAAAAGCGCATTCATCGATAAAACTCCTTTAAACAAAGATAAAACAAAACACCACCGTAGTATCTTAGTATGTTGCCATTAATAAAACAATATGAAATTTTTATTTAACGATGCGAACAAATTAATTATCGGGGTTTTAAATTTTGAACTATGTGCTATACTGATTGAAGGCTGTTCGCAATTGGTGTTGCTAAAAAAATGAGGATTGTTATTATGGCGACCATGACTAGACAGAAAAAAGACAAAGCTGATGCGCTTGAATTTATTCAAGCAGGCTGGAGAGTTGAAAAACGAGATTTGCACCTTTTGGATGAACTCCAAAAGTTTGCTGATGACAATCGCTATTCTAGAAATGTCGCAATCACTATTGCAGTTGAACATTTTTTGAAGTGGTTGAAGACTCAGCCAAAGTAATTTCATTTTTAGCTTCCTTGCTTTTGCTGCTGCGCCATACCAGCGTAGTTTGGGGGCATTCCACATCTAGAACCACCCTGCCCGCTTGCAGGGTGACTGTGATTTTTGCATCATTTACAAAAATCGATTCGCCGTTTTTCCTAGCTATTTTCAGACCCATTACTTTCGCTTTCTTTGCTTCGAAATATCATTTGGTTAATGTCTTTTTCTGAATAGCGACAGGTGCTACCAATCGCAAAAGCTGGGGGCAAAACTCCTGACTTTTGCCAATTCCATAAAGTAGCTCGGGATATTTTCAACAACTTGCAAACTTCGCTAGGCTTTAAAAATCGGTCATTTAAGATATCCATGAGTTACTCCAGTAAATAAATAACAGGCTGCGGGATCGAACCGCACAAGTCGCCCACTACTGCCAGCCCTCGGCCAATACGATCAGCCGTGCCAGACCTGTTGTAGAACCCAGCAGTCTCATATGGAGGCTAGAACATTCTCCCTGCTGGGTATGTCTAGAGTTCGCTGTTGAGCCATGCCCTTGCAATCCGTTCACAGTCACGGCTCTTGGCTGGGTTGTTTTGGATTCGGTCAGAGGTAAATTCCCGAACCCAAGCTTGTGTCGTGTAGCGAAATCCGTCACGCATCACAGACCGCAAAACCCTGCCATCTTTTCCAACCACGCACCACCGCCTCAAAGAACGAGGACTTGGGGGATTACCCAGTCGGGTAACCAGCGAGTGTTGGAAAAAACACAATCGTTTAAACTCAGTAGTCATGCGGAAATGTTAGGCCAGAAATGTATGCAAATCGATGCAGACTAAATGCAAAAATCTATGCAAAATTAATTGCATAGATTCTGCATAAAGTTTGCATAACTTTAGCTCAGTATGTAACCACGGCCATTTACAGCAGTAGTAAGAACTTTGCTTTTCGTCATTTTCGCCAGAGCGTGGCGAATAGTACTGTCACCATGAAACATATTGTTTTCCTCGAGCTTTTTGATAATTTCTGATCCACTTATTGGGCCAGAAAATCCTCGCAAGAGATTTACAATATCTGCTTCGCATGATGTCAGGGTCTGATGGTCATTACTTATATTGCTGGGCAATTCATCAATATTAGTAATAATAATCCTAGCACTCCAATTCTCGACTCTTGCTTCTGTTGAAATGCAAATGCCGTTGGAAAGTGCCAACTCCAACGCTTTTAGTGCGTGAAGTTTAATGGCTATTTCAGTCGCTGACAGAGGTGGGCCTCCTTATTGTCATCCAAGTCTTCGTATGGATGGGTGGGCAATTATCGCATCAGTCTCGGCATATATCAAGGTTGTATCCAAAGATTTATGGCCCAAAATTATGCGAGTTTCTGCCCATCCACATTTCTCTACATAGTTAGTGGCAGCGGTATGCCGTAACTGATGCGGAGTCCAAGATTTGATGCCTGCTTTTTTGCAGGCTCGCTGAATCATCCTACTGTAACTAGTCGAAACATACCTTTCGCCGGGAACTCGTTTTCCTTTGCAAAATCTAATTTTTTGGGGCGAAAAAATGTAATCGTCTGGGCTACCGATTATCCAAGGCAATAATAGGGCTTGAGCTTTTGGCCCAAGCATTATTTTTCGGGAATGACCTCGATAACTGTTTTTGTGCTGTCTCGGAATGTAAATCCAAATGTCTTTGGATCTATCCACATCTGCTGGGCGCATCTGTAACATTTCCCCTGGGCGCATCGCTGTTACAAGCTGGACTTTTACCATTGCAGCCTGCATAGGATTAAGAACTTTTAAAACAGCTTCGATGTCACTTGTTTGGACAGGAGACACAGGCGGGTGATCTTGGGCTTTAGTTCTCCCTGCAACGAGCAAGGGAACTAACTGTAGGTCATTGTATTTGTTCGGCAGAATATAATCATTTGCTGCTAACCATTTAAAGCATCGCATCAAACAAAGCGTTAGCATGTTGATATATCTCCTACAATGGTTACGATCTACACAGTCTTGCTGGAAATATTTGATATTTTTTTTCGTGATGTGGCATACTTCCATGTCTCGGGTACGCTCAAGAAAAATTACCAAGGCTCTTTTTATCCGCAAATATTCTGTGCTGCCTGCATAGTATTCTTTGCAATGGCTTAGATATGCAGCAGCCAACCCTGCCATTGTTTGAACCGATCCTGCGGGGATGTCTACAGTACCCGCTTGAAAATCTCTGATTAAATCGGCATACTTTTTTTTAGATTCGGGCGAATTGAACTTCCCAAGATAAATTGTCTGCTTCCGTATGGTGACAACTGCTTGGCCGGATTTTTTGTGAAGTCGATAACTTGGATTGATTCTGGACATAAAAAAACCTCCAACTAGGTACAATACCTAGTTCGCTGTTTTTCAAAGTCCTGAGATTTCAGAGTTCCCTGCGCTGTAAGATCTTGCGCCACTTTGATTTACCGAAAGTGCGCCCGGTAGGAATTGAACCTACGACCCTCGATTTAGGAAACCGATTTCAGAACGATGAATACTCGGGCGCATCAGTTCCTTCTAATGCTGGGAAACCCTTGTTTTATAGGTTATAAGCGAAATGAATTGAAATGAGCAATAGAGGTCATGGCGGTCATACACGGCCATTGAACTAGGTATGTACCTAGTTCGTTGGTGTGTGCCTTGATCTTAAAAGTTTTGAATCTTCAACAACGAAAGGGTTTATGTGATGCCAAGAATTGAGGTGGCCTATAACCAGATGACATCGATCACAGAGCGCAACTAAATTTCCCCATTCTAATTCTAATTCGGGATAATCGCTGATGCTTTTTATATGGTGGCATCGAAGATTATCTTTTCTTCCGCAGGCCAAACATTGTTTGTGAACCATTAAGAATTTATTTCGCAGGCCATCCCATTCCCTGTTGCGAATGTATGCATGAGGATCGTTTGGCCATTCTGTAAATCTTGGCATAATATTACCATTAAAATTATTATTTGAAATAATAAATGTAGCAACAGCTATTAGTCCAAGTGCAAGGCACACTAAAATATTTTTCGTCAATTACTTTTGATTTATCGCAAGTATCTGGCATCCCATGTAATGCAATTATCGCTTTTAAATTTTTGTTTTTATAAATTTTATCCCAGATTTTTTTGTTAAGTTTCTGACTAAAAAGAGTATTTGCAATGTAGAAAATCGTTCCTTTGGATAAATCTGTATCCAAAAAACTTTCATTAAAAAAGTTGAGCGATTTATTTGGCAGTTTAGTTTTGCCTGATAAAACTAGTGCTTTTATAAAATGTGCGTTTTTATATCTAGTGGTAGAGTATTCAACACCATTGCACGATTTTGCTGGTGTTTGAAAATAAAATTGAGTAACTACTTTACCACCACCGCATCCAAGATCAAAAAAAACATCGTCTTTATCAATCTTAAGCTTATTAATAATGGTTGTAACACCACTTGGTCTTGTTTCACCGTAACATTCTTCTATTTCCTTTTTTTTATCTTTGCTTAATTTTCTGATTGGATCGTCTTTTTCTGTTTCCCACGAAGATATGCCTTTGTATAAGGCCTTAGTCATTTTAACTGCTTCGCTCGGTTTCATTTTTTATGTGCCTCGATCTTAAAAGTTTTGAATCGTGAATTACGAAAGGGTTTATGTGATGCCAAGAATTGAGGTGGCCCACCACCAGATGACATCGCTTACAAAGGGTAACTAAATTTGACCATTCTAGTTCTAATTCGGGATGATTAGCGAAATCTGCAATATGATGGCATTCAAGATCATCTTTTTTGCCACACGCTAAACATTCATTGTTTTCTTCAACAAACCGATCACGGAGGGAATTCCACCCTCCGCTTCTCGGAGTGCCAACAATGTTTTCTGGCCAATCAATCAACGGCATGATCTGCCTTTACAAGCTGGAGAGCCGAACAGGCGACCACGAATTTGAGTCTGCCTTACTTCGACTGCGGGTTGAAGAGTGCGGGGAGGAACGCACAGCTTCTCAGCACAGGACTGCTCTCCAGAACGGTTTCGCAACAGGCCTTTATTCACGGCCACCGCTGCGCTGACTCTTGCACCTGCATTGCACTCCCTGCATTCGCTCGCACTCACAACCATAGACAATAATAAATCGAACATTAGAACTTCCTCCCAATGAAAAGTTTAAACAAAAGATTCACGGCAATTTCGGCCAAAATTGCGTAAGGAATAATACCAGTCACGGCCTTCTGCTGGTGTTCAACTAAAACTTTTTCAATTAACTCTGCTTCAGAATCGGGATCGCCAATTTTTGCACCAATTACATTTGGCTGATTTGGAAGCATATTGGCAAGAGCGTAACCAATGACTACCCACGCTGCATGGACTGACACAGTCCATTCAACTGATTTGCCACGAAGTTTGTCCATAATTATAGACAATGCAAATGCAGGGAATTCATGTGGATAAGGAACTAGCACGGATCACCTCCCTTTTATAGATACCATCGAACACGGCGCATGGGAAAACCTTGCACCCCAGAAAAAGCCCAAGAATCGTTTTCTTGAAGCATTTTGTGAATCACTTTGGCATCGGCCCAGAATCCTGCAAGAGGGGCATTGCCTGCGCCTCTTGGGCCTGTGTGAGCATCATCGCCCCACGAATTGAGAAGAAATCCTCCCGGCCTAGATCCATTTTGATAGCCAATTAATGCCATGCAATGACCCCATTGGCCTTTCGGAGTACAGAAGCCATCTTGGTCACGCTGCATGGTGAATCCTTGACTTGAACTCACAGCAATGCCATATCCAGATGCAAGTGATTTCATGGCTAAATCCCATGAATCAACTAGTGAAGTGGTTTTGACAGGATGTTTTTTGCATTCGGGTTCAATGGTATCAGGCACACCATTGCGCCCCCAATCACGGCAGCGAGCCTCGGAATAAGTGTTGAGATCAACAGGCCCGTAAATGCCTCTAGAAAGACATCCGTATCTATTTACAAACTCAGCAGCCCATGCGCCCACGCTGCCATCGCCAGAAATCCTACCACCGCCAATCTCAACTCGACTCCCGCCATAAATTGATTCTTGGCAAAGATCCTTGTACTCTTCGGGATCGCCTGCCATGATTTCGCAAAGCATCGTATGCTCGATTGCGCTGGCTGTGCCGAAGCTCACGCAGCTTCCAACCTGTCCTTGATTGCGCCCTGCTAATTGATGGCCAAGCACTTGCTCGGCTGCTTTCCAGAGAAAACATTCTGCTGCTAATTCTGCTGTCGCCAAGCCTGCTTCGGAATTGCAAAACAATGGGCTGGGCAATCTTTTTAAAGTGTCTTTGACCGCTTGTGGATCTTGAATCCAACCATAATTTTGAATCATTTTATTTCTCCCAATAGTTGTGACATCGATGAAAATTGGGATGCAAATACAGATCTGATTTCTGGTGTTAGCTTTGCCTTTGGATCTTCTGGGAAAACTTTGCCGAACTCATTAGCAATTTTTTCACGAATTGCAGGCAATGCATCAACAGGCAAAACGCTGTTAGCTGATCTTTTTGCCAGACTGTAAAAGTCTCCCACAGAAACTAAACTTTCATCTGAGGAAGCTTTGGCAAGCTCGGTATAAAGGGCAATAAGGGTAGCCTTGTAATCAGATTTTTTTGGATCGCCATCTGCCCCATAAATTGCCTGCAAAGCAGCCCGAAGCGGTGATGCAGGCTCGGGGGGTGGGGGAATTCCTCCACCCACAATTATCGTGCAAATTGCAGCTTCTGAAGGCATATCGCCCTGCGCTGTCCATGCGAAAATTTTGTAAGTGCCTGCAACATTTGAAGAGAAAATCGCCCATCGGCCTGACTCTGAAACGATTAGATCGGCATCATCTGAGGTGTTAACCCATTTAACTGTTTTGCAGGCTGATTTTGACTCTATTTTAAGTAGTCTTCCGCTGCGAACACTAAGCTCCTTTGGAAGCTCGACCAAGGGATTTTGGGCCAAAAGAACGGCCAAAATGAGATGTACCATATTATTCCTTACTAGGCAGATCTGTGCGAGATCCTCGGGAAAGTTCCTTACCAATTAAGGTGGTCAGAGTTCCCAGTTCTCGGGCCAATTGTTCTTGGCCATTTGCCAAGGTTTTAAGGGTTTCTTCGAGATTTCCAAGGAATTTCATGTGGCCTTCCTGAAGTGGCACAACCACACGATTTCCAAACCACACAACAGATTGCCAGAATCCATAGGAAAAAATGATTAAAATCCCCATCGGGATTCCCAGCTTTTCAACAATGGATAAAAATGTTGTGTCCATTTTGTTGAGTTTAATCAACAGCATGGCGAATCACCAAATTGGTTGAAAAAAATCTTTCCTAGTAATTATTTTTCGGAAAACTCGGAAAGATTTTTGTGACAAATTGTGACGGTCACACGGAAAGGCTTGACAGCCAGCAATTAGGATCATTGCTTTGCACATAGTAGTGGTTGCGCTTATAGAAATCGGTAGTTGGAGTCCACATTGGCCCGCCTTCTAAAAGTGACCACGCAGTTTGGTTATTAAAAATGTCTCTACCTTCAATAACTGTTTGCAAATTATTTGGGCCAATAGTGTTGTAATACATAGCGGTATTGGTTGCATTAGTTCGCAGATCTTGCCATTCAGAAAACATGATAGCGCACCACGCTGAATTACCAGAACCTAAATGTGCGCCTGTTTGGTTTTTTGAATTTCCAGAAACTCGAGTGTCCATCCAAATAGTGCCTTCTGGCAGTCCTGTTTCATAACCAGTACCTAAAATGGTATTTGTGCTATACCATTGCAAGTTAATATTCTTGTATTCGTATTGTTTAGTTATGTAATAACCAGAAGAAGTATCTCGCAAATATGGTTGCCCTATGATTGCAAATCCTTGCTGGGAAATATCGAATTTTGTTAAAGTTGAACTAAAAAAAGGGTTTGATCCAGAGATAAAATTCCATCCGTCAGTAACCCACGAATTTAAATTTGGGACTTTATTTGCTGGCTGCCCTAAAGATTTTTTTTGATACGCATTAGTTGCAATTCTAAATTGGCCTTTTATACCACCAAGAGTCATAACTTCAGAATAATAGACTCCATCATTTTTGTCGAGTGTTAGCAATACATTTATGTTGCCTACGCTGATTGGATCTTGAAAAACTTTAGGATATCTTTTTTTTGTCGCATCTTGAGCTGGGTCAATACCACTATAACTGTTGGGGAAAAAACTGTTCGGCATATTTAGCCTAAGCTGATTCGGCAAAGTAAAGGGTTCATCGTAAGTAACTGAAACACTAGAAGGAAGTAATGGGTTTAAAGCTATTCCAGATATCGGCGAATAAGTAAAAGTACCAAGCATAGCATTGTAGTCAGATCGATAGTATGTAGCACTACCAGCTTGGCTACTGATATAGCTATCATAATTGTAAGTTTGCGGTTCATAAGACCCATTGGCAAAAGTTTCATTACCGCTGTAAATAGGCCCATAAGGCGAGGTTGTCTGGTAGCCCGATATTTCTGGCCATGTCCACATCAGCGATATAAAAACTAATTCATAGGTTGCCGATATAAACGCAACAATTCCATTTTGAAATTCTTGCTCAACAATATATGGAGGCTGAAACGGAGAAACAGGATTTATGTGTCTAATCAGTTGTTTAGATGGCCTAATTTGAATTCCCGAATGCAAGGAAAATGTTCCCGCAGAAACACCTTCTGTAAACAAAGCATTTCTTCGCCAAAGTTTATTTGAATAAGCTATGTTTGGGTTGTATTTGGTGTAAAAATAATTTCCAGAATAAAAGTTTTCGCTGGAATAACCCCAATAGCTAGAAACAGATCGACTCGCATATGCTGCTCCATATTGTTCTGATGTCACTTCTTCATAAACACTTGCATCTAATCTGTGTAAATTTACAGTTGTTCCAAATGCGCTTACCTTGGCATTGTTTGGGATATCTTCAGTTTGAATTTCATCGTAGGTGTAGCAACATCCAATTCCTTTGACAAATTTAAACGATGGGTAGGTGTAATCTATCGGGGAAAAATAATAGTCTGTGTGATAATCATTAAGATGCTGAATGTGATTTTCATCAATAGAAAGTTGGCCATACGGAGCGGAGTTAAGGGTTTCATCACTTTGGGCAGCGGTGTAAGGGATTTTGTTAGTGTTGTTTAGCGCATCATTTAAAGTGTGATACAGATAAAAACCTAACCCAGCAGGATAAGAAACGCTATTCCATGTTCCTCCTTGAGTATACCCTGCATTACCGGTGCTAGTTTGTGTATATGTCCAATATTGATAATTTGAAGAAAAGGTTGTGTCCGAAGTTTGCAGGAAAAATTTTACTAGTGAATTTGAAGAATCAAAGCCTCTTACATAGGTAAAAACGGTATAATTTGAAAGATAATTTGTACTAGCATAATATCCCCAAACATAAACAATAGATGGGTACGCTGGTTGCGACAGTTTAATCCATGCTCCAGCAGTCACACGATAAACACCATTTTGAGATGGATTAGTCTGGCTGTTAACTAAAATGTTTTGCCCCGCTTTAACTGCCACCTGTGTTGAAACATAAATTGCCCCATTACTTGAAAGATAGCGAGGGTAATATTCACCAGAAAAGCTTGTTATGTTCGCAATATAAGTAGTTCCTGCTCCAGCGTATGGATAATTTACCCAAGGGTTGTGATTGTGTGGATGTGATGTCGCCCATTCGACCTCGATCCAGTTTTTTCTGGCATAATAAACCCCATAAGGCAATGTGTTTGTATCGCCTGCATTTGCATAGTTATTTAAAAACCCTGCAACATATCCTCTAGCAGGCCAAAAACTAAATCTGACAACGCTATTGTCATCAAATAGAGGATATTCCATTTGTAATTTTTCTTTTATTTTTGGATGAATATATGTGTACCAATTTGGAAAAGCCAAACTATATGAAGGTTGTGCGTTTGTAGAATTATAATTACTTTGAGTCCAAAGGTAAGTTGCGTGAAATGAAGGCCTTGCTACTATTTGTTCGCCTATTCGCCTTTCTAAGTAAGGCCATCCAATAAGGGTTGGATTTTGATTATAAAGATTGTAAAGCCCTTCATCATTTAGATAAATATAGCCTCCACTACTATTTATCTCACCCCATTGTCCTACCGCTTTTCGCCTAAATTCCATATTAACCCCCTAGCGCAGAAACTCTAACTGCGAGGGCAGAAAGGGCATTTTGCAAAGTAGTAACTGTCGATTGAAGATTAGTTAAATCAGAAGTGGTTAAACTGTAAAAGCCTTTTGTGCCTGCGCTATTTGTTCCATAGTATTTATTTGCTCCTGGACTATTTGCATCGCCATCTAAAACAAGGGTTGACCAAGATGTACTGCTTGGATTTCCACCGCCTTTAATGCTGCCAGTAGTTGTAACCAAATTGCTACGAAATTCAATTCCAGTCGAACTAGAGTTAACCACAACGGTAGAGTAAGCAGCACCATAACTCTGAGGTGTATCGGCTAAAGCGATAAAACTTCCTGCCATATGGTTGATTACCGCACCGAATTCTAAAGCTGTACCAGCACTATTAACTACTACTGCACGGCCTGCATTTCCTAAATAACTCTTAGGAGTCACATCGGTCAATTGCAGAAATTGCCTTAAGTAAACATTGTCATATTGCGACCCGCATAAGGCCACAGTAGAACATGAAATTCCATCAGCAGTACATTGAACCGAGGTGACTACTTCAACAAAATTCTCTAGGCTGCTTGGCATCAAGAAATGATATCGGAATCCATATACATGACTGATTCTGTTACCATCAACAAAATCGTAAATGGGCTGCAATTCAACCACAGCATTATTTGGAACAGAAAAGTTGCCGTTAAATTCTACTGCATAGTCTGTGACCCCATCGGAATATCGTCCATTGGGTGTTAAAACCCAATCATTTTTTCTTCTTGTCACTTCTTTCCATGCATATCGATATGGGTTGAAGTAGGTGTTTCTTTTTGTAATTCTCGCAAAAAAACTATTTGCAGGATTAACTGATAGATGAACACTTCCTGCTTCATTTGAAATCGTACCGCTATCAAAGGACATATTCCCTTGTCTACGCAATTCTTCTGTCTGGGCATTTATGTCGCTTGCTCTGAGCGGTTGACCCGGCTGTGCTGGTTGAATTGGCTGCATGGCTACACCGCCTGTGCATCAAAGTAAGTTTTGAGTAACCGTTTAAGCTGATTAACTTTTTGTGCTATCTCTGAGCCATTAGCAAAAAAGTCGCTTTCTTGCGTACTTTTTTTGTTAGTCCTGTTAATAAACGCAATTGTAAACCCGTCCGCCTTTGTACCATCTATAAGGGTCGAGTCCGATTTTTGAATAATAATTTCCATAATATCCCCCTAAATTTTAATGATGTAATTAACGCCAATCGATGGTTGCATATTAGTTAGTGCAGCACTAGTTCCCGGCCCATTGCCAGTTGTTTGGTTCGCTGTCGGTGTGAATGTGTGGGTGTGACCGCTATTAACATTTGTATTTCCGTGATTATGATCGCCATTGTATTGAATAGTAGCATTAAGATTGTAAATCTGATAAGTAGTACCAGCATTTAAATTTGCACCGCCACCCGATCCAACATACAGCAAAAAAGAATTGTTTGAGGAATGGTTGTGGCTTCCAGCGTTTGCACTAGCGTGATAGTGATTACTTTCTGTGTTTAATGTTCCGGTAGGGGAAAAAGTATGTGAGTGCGAAGGAAGGTTAGTTGACCCAATCGTTGTATTTTCTTCGCCAACCGTTCCCCCTAAAGTTCTATTTGTCAAGCCAGAGGCTTGGCCAACACCAACCGGAACCCTTGACCGCATATCGGGCAGGGCAAATGTTGTACTACCATTTCCTGCGCCGTAAACTGTGCCAATTGCGGAAAATAATGAACTATATGTGCTTCTGCTCACAATATCCCCATTTGCTAATAACCAACCGCTGGGGGCATTTGTGGTGACAACCCCTGCGCTTGCGCTCTGCGTAACTGCGCCTGCATACATTTGCATAGAACCAGAAGGAATTGAAGATCCTGCGGAAACTGTACCCCATGAAGGGTCTGTACCGTTGGTCGTAAGGTATTTGCCGCTGTTACCTGTTTGGCTAGGAAGCAATGCGGTAATGGCTGCTGATGCAGATGTTGCGCCTGTTCCACCATTCACAATGCTTAAAGTTCCGGTGTGGTCATTTCTTGCCATTGAAGAAACTAACACGCTACTCAAACCGTCTGCGGCCCCAACATAAACTTTTTTATCGGTTGAATTAATTGCAATTTCAAACGCTAGCAATCCACTTGGAACCGCCCCCGCTGTAGTCGATCTTTTAGGTCGAATCGTTAAGCCCACTAAAATGTACCCCCATCTATTGATGCGGGAAGGTCATTTAATTCGGACATTAAAACCGGTTGCCCTTGGGCATCGGCGCACCATATACGCTTATCGGCAATATTTACCGCTATCTCAAACGGCATTAAGGATGACGGAACGGCAGATGCAGTCGAACTTCTTTTGGGCCTTATGATGTTCGCCGTTGTCGGCGAAGGAGTTGGAGTAGGAGTTGGAGTAGGTGTTGGCGTTGGTGTTGGAGTAGGTGTTGGAGTAGGTGTTGGTGTAGGTGTTGGTGTGGGTGTTGGTGTGGGTGTTGGTGTAGGGGTCGGTGTTGGTGTCGGTGTTGGAGTAGATCCGCAAGCCCCTGCCGTTACTGTTGGTGCTGTTCCAGACCCCCCAAAGGCTACAGACCAAGGGCCAGTTAAAGATGCTGCGGTGTAATAGGCTGAGTAATCAAGTGAAATCGTATAAGTCGACATCATGGAGTCGTAGCCCATTTTAATTGAGCTGCCAACCAACTCCCAGTACCCGCCGGACATATAATAATTAAAAGTGCCAGCATTATAGGTGTATGTTCCGTTAACTGCTGTATTGTCTGCACCAGCTACGCAATAAGGGTCAACTAATTCTGCTGCTATCGTTGGTGCTGGTGCTGCACCTATACCGCCAACAGCCCAACCAGTTAAAGGTGGTGTGGAAGAGGTGCTATTGTTGTAATAGTAAATATTGTTGTCGGTTCTTAGCCACCATTTATAATCATAATCGTTTTGAGGGCCGGAGTCGTGTGATAGATAATAACTCCCATTTACCCAAAGGTCTGAATATGTAGGGTGTTGCGAATAAGTTCCATTAATTGCGGTTGTTCCAGCACCCGAAACTACATAATTTGGCATCAGAAAGACCCCCCATCTATATCCACACCGATTAATGCGGTAGCGGAAAGTACAGTTGTTCCATTGATTTTTAAAGTCTTGCCACTAGCAAGGTTTAAATTTTCGCTTGAAGTCCATGCGGTAGTTGAAGCCACATAGTTAAATGTATGATCGGTTGCCCCTTTGAGAGTTATGCCGCCACCATCCGCCGTGACCTCACTTGGACTTGCTGCGTTTCCTAAAATAATATTCTTGTCAACGATCTCCAAATTTGTTGCGTTGAGGCTTATCGTAGAGCCATTGACTACTAAATTCCCGGAAAGTGTTAGCGAAGTGCCAGAGGCAACTCCTATATTAGGGGTTATTAATGTTGGAGATGTATCTGTTACGAATTTTGTACCAGTCCCAGTTTGGGAAGTTATCGAGGTTACACCAGAACTATTGCTAGTAATTACACCAGATAAAGTGGGAACATCCGCAGCAGTAATCGATGACAAAGTTGCATTAGTACCATCACTTCGCAAGAATTTGCCTGCACTCTGTGTTCCTGTTAGCGCATTGATTGCAGCCTGTTGTGTGGTTTGACCAGTACCACCATTTAAAATGGCAACAACACCAGTAACATTCGCAGCATTTCCTGTGCAACTACCGGAGCTTCCAGTTGTGTTCTGGTTAAGTGTAGGCACATCGGCAGCTTGAATACTAGTTAAAGAAGAATTAGTTCCATCTGATCGCAAGTATTTTCCAGACGATTGAGTTCCAGTCAAAGCATTGATCGCAGTTTGCTGTGTAATTTGGCCTGTGCCACCATTTGCAATGGCAACAGTACCAGTAACATTCGCAGCATTTCCTGTGATACTTCCTGACGGAATGACATAATCTGTGCCTGCAATCGCAATGGTTGGAACACCTGTACTTGTGGTGTTTTTCAAGAGTCCTGTTGCTAAAGCAGCAAGGCTCTGTCCATTGATACGGACAACAGTTAAAGCAGTACTTCCAGTAGCATCGCCAGTATGAGTAGCATTTGAAACTAAAGAACTATACAATGTATTAATTGCGTTATCTCCAGTATTAGTTCCACTTATAGAACCAGTAGAAGGAACGCTAAGAGTAGCACCATCAGCAATAGTTAAAGTTGCTGATGTTGCAGGCTGTGTAATTGTAACCTTGTTTACGCTTGTTGCTGTGGCTACCCCAATAGTTGGAGTAATCAAAGTAGGACTCGTATCTACTACAAATTTTGAACCAGTTCCGGTTTGTGAAGTGATAGTTGTAACTCCAGAGCTATTGCTGGTAATTACACCGCTAAGTGTTATAGGGCTATTAAAATCTGGCCCACCAATTGCAATTACGCTTGTAGCTGTTCCATATCCATCATTTCCAAGGCCGTAGTACAACACCCTACCCCCACTCGTTTCATTAAATGCAAGTTCTGAACTAGCTAATGTAGATGGTGCGCCTACTGTTGAACTTGACCTTCTTTTTATGCGTAGCGTTGTCGGCATTTGATTTCTCCTTTAATAATTTCCACCATCAAGAATAGAAGTATTTACCCATTGTTCTGCTGTACCGCTGTATTTGATAAGGTTGTCAGATTGCACGGCATTGATAGTCACATCATAAAGATCATCAATTCTAGCCACAGGCCCACCGGGAACTCCTTGTGGCCCTTGAGGCCCAATAGCCCCTTGAATTCCAACTACGGCAACTTCAAGATTGATTTCACCATTAGCCACCAAAACATTAGTAGATTCCTGTTGCACCGTAATTGAAGATTGAAAATCTGATACTGAGATAGCACCGCTTGTTTCCGAAACACTTACAGCATTATCAAACCCAGAAACATCAACAGAGGGCGACCCTGCTTGTATTGAAATACTGTTGCCATTTTCTGCAATAATTAAGCTCATCGGGTTACCTCTGCCTTGACCACAAATTTGCCTTCAATTAATCTGGTTACCTTTCCGCTAGGTGAAACAATTTCCATGTCATAAACATAACTGCCCGCAGCAATACCAGACATAGTTGTATTATCAACTAAAATTGAAATGGTTCCCAGCGCACCGCCCATTATCAGCCTGCCATTGGCTGTGGTTAATTCGAGTGTTATTGCAGTTGATTCAACAGATGCCCGAACTTGCATTCTGGCTGAGTAACCTGTGAGATTTACCAAAGCACCGGATGAATCGGTGTAGGTAATTGTTCGCTCTAAAGTTGCGCCTTGTTCTGCTGCAAAATTATATGTTCCTGCTGCCATTAGTAAGCCCTCGGGTGAAACAGACAACTAAAACCTGTAGCAAACCCTTGAGAATATTCGGTATCGTATCTGTAAATTTTTCTTGTTTCATCGGCAACTTCGACTAAATAATCCCAGCAGCCTCTTGCAGGAATATAAACCCGATTCCAACCAACAAAATCCATTTTTTTAGCACTTGGAGTAATAACGGAAGGGGCAGAACTTCCACTTCCAGCAACCTCGGTTTCTTGGGTCGTTGCCACTAAATCATAAATCGGCATGATGGTGAATTTATAATTGATATCAAAATATTTGAACCCATCCATTGTGACTCTTTGGCTTATGTTTGCGCCTTCAAATCGCAAGGTTTCTGGAGGCCAAATTGCTACACCCAAATTAAATTTGTTTTTGTTGACTCGTCCTACAAGAGATGTAATTGCAACAATTGGCCTTGTTGCTAATCGAGTTCGAGCAAGAGTGTAATCAATTTTTGGAAACACTTTGATTCCATTAGTTCCCTGCTGCTGCGCTGTAGTGTTAACAATTCCATATTTAGTTTTGAATTGACTTAACGGCAGGGTCAAACTTGTGCTACTAAAATCCCAAGATTGAGTAGCCAATTCTATTTCAGCTTGTTCTGAACTATTTTCACCGCTTGCTGCTTCTTCTTCTTCTGGAGTGTTTTTTTCTGGTGTTTTATAAGTTACTGTTAGTCGAGCAAAATCATACTTAGATTTGCTGGCTAGAACTACACTAGGTGTAAAAACCTCGCCATTGAAACCATCAAATTTCCCCATGCCCTCACTATCAATGGATTCACAAAAACATTGCTTAAGCCAAGGGTCACGCTCTGGAAGTCTTCTATACACTCTTCCATTTAAAACCCTCGGGCCACCAAGCATTTCATAGGCTAATGGTGCTGCTGCGCTATATGGGGTTACATCCATTACTCTAGTTACAGTTAAACCATCTCTAGAATAAGTAGCTCTTCTGCTAACTTCGGTAATCGTGCAATTGGTAGTTACTGGCATTAATTACCTCACCGCTGGGATTTTGTCTTTGATATTTGTCAATGAACTCGCTGCAACTTGCATATTATTGTGAATCCCTTGCAATTGAACTAATTGCGCTTGTTCAATGTTTGGCCCTACTTGCTGGGCAAATGCCTGCTGCAATCTATCAAAAGTTCCTTGCAGGCCTTCAAACGCAACATTCATTTTCATTTGAAAACCCTTGCCAGATTGCAATCCTTTAAACATTTTGATTAACGGCCCAGCGATTTCATCAGCTTTATCTTTATTCTGATTTAATCTTTCTCGCATTCGATCCATTGCATCTTTATTGCTCTTTTCCATATCAGCCATCGCCTTGCGCTGATCTTCATCAAATTTCTTTCTACCTTCATTATTAATATCCCAAAGTGTTTTGGATGTTCCTTGCGCCACAATGCCTGCTTTTTCTGCAATTGCAGCAAGGCCCAATGCAAAATTATCCGTCCAAGATTTCCAAGTAGATGCAATTGATTGAATGATCTGCATAACGAATGTTTTAAATTTGTTGAAATACTCCATGCATTTTAACATTGCGCTAGAAAATGATGAACCAAGCATAGTGCTTGTTTTTTCGCCATCTTCACCAACTAATCCAAGCTGCTTTAAAACCCAATTAAAAGCAGTTGTTGCGCCATCAACAATATTTTGAAACACAGGGCCAAGTGTTTCCCAAATAGATTCCGCTACAGTCTGAACTAATGAGAACACATCTAAAACAGCCCTTACCGCTCTAGTGATTCTTTTTTCCATTGTGATGCCTGCTTCTGCTACACCGCTTAAATAAACAGCAATCCCAGCTATTGCTATGCCAACTAACGCAATAGGACTTAGCATGGCAACAAATGCACCAACTACCGCACTAACTATTGAAATCAAAACTGGAAGTGATGCCACTAAAGTCGCAACCCCGCCTGCCACCATTGACCACATAGCAATGCTGCTTTTTAATTCGGCAGACAAGGATTTCCAGTAAGCAGTAAATTTGTTAATTAGATCTGTAGTCAGTCGCACATAAGGCGCAAACATATCACCAACCATTCTTCCAGCGTATTCGTAGGCTAAACCAAGTCTTTCAGCTTCCAATGTGTTTGAACTTGCTGCTGCGGTAAAGCTGGCAACATAACCACCAATTGCACCGCCTGCTACTAGTGCCAGGGTTTGTAATTTCCCAAGTTTCGCCATCATGCGATCAGTAAATTTTTCCGCTGCTGGTGCTGATGTGGTATCAATTGCAATTTTTGCAGGCTGATCCGCTTTTGGCTGGCTTTTGAATTTGTTGGCAACATAACCAGCAGCAGCCATGATTCCCCTGCCACCGATTTTTGCTACACCTACTGCAAGCCTTAAGGTTACGCCTAATGCCTTTAGGGTGGCAGTTTCAAAGAATTTCATGGAGTCTCGCATAATTTTTAGACTGCCAATGATTGTTCCATATTGGGCAAGAGTCTTTTGATTTGCTTCTCGAGCTGCAACTTTCTTTTCTTGTTTTTCTAAAGCTATCTGGGCTGCTAAAAGTTTTCGCAATTCGCCAGTAGTGATGTTTGCTTTTCTTGCCTGCAATTCCAGCTTCTTGTTTTCATTTTCAATTTCTTTTGCATTGTTCATGTGCGCTGCTGCAAGAGCAATTGAAACTGTGTCTAATGCAGCCATTTTGGCAATTACCAAATCAGATTGCATTTCGTATAGTTTTTGTTGATCTGCTGCTTGCTTGAATGCCAAGCTTTGCTGTGCAAACGCTGAATCTGTTTTCATTAAATTTGCATTAACTTCAGCGATTTTTGTCACAAGCTTTGTTTCTTCTGCAAACAAATCTTTGTCAGCTTTAATCGCTTGAACTGTTGCCCCAGATTTAAGCATTAAAGCTTGAACATTCAAAGACATTCTTTTTGCGCTTTGCTCAAGCTCCTTTGTCAAAATCATTTCATCTTTAGCAAGCTTGATGCAGGCTTGATCTGTCGCTGTCATTTTGTTTATTAGTAACTGTGATTCCATCGACAAGATTTTTTCAGCTTGTGCTGTCTTGTGAATTTCAATTGCATTTTTTCTGTATGCAACATCACTAGCTAGCAAAGTTGCAGCGAGTTTTTTCTCTTGCAAAATTAAAGCTGATTCTTCCGCTTGTAGTTTTATTTCTGCCTGCATCAAATCTTTGGCAGCACCAGTAGCAAGGATTTCCGCTCTAACTTGCATACCCAATGCTTTATTTGCCTGCATTGCATTTTCAGTAAGCTTATGCTCGGCAACTGAAAGAGCTAAAAATTCCTTGTCTAAAGCCTTTAGTTTGATGGTTTCAATATCTAGCGTTTTGTTAAACACTTCCTGCAATTTTTCCAGCTTTTGCTGATCGACAATAAACTTAGTCATGCCCTCATTTTTTTTGAATAAGTTATCTATTTTTTTTTGATGATCAAACAATGTGTCAACAGTTGTAATGCCTTGCTTCAAAGTCTTGTCGTAAAGTGTTTTGAATCTGGCTGAAAGAATATCAACCGCTTTATGGGCATTGCCACTTGATTCTGCAAGTTCTTTGGTTTGGGCCTCGACTTCTTGCAAGCCTTTAGCAAAGAATTCAACATAACTTTCAACTAATTTTTTTGGCACGGCTAGCTTGCCTTTCCCTTATGATTCTCATTGCCTCGCTAAAGGTTAGTTCTTTTTTATAATGCTCTAGCGCAGCTAATTGAACCAAGGACATTTCAGACAATTGCAGGACAGTATATTTGCCTTCCGTTTTTTCAAGAATTTCTCTGTACCATTTAGGTCTGTCTTCGCTGGCCCAATGGGCTAGAAAATCAGACCACTCTAGTTTCCCTTTTCGGCTAACCTCATAAACCCAGATGCTTCTGCTATTTCGCCTAAAGCCACCTCTGGATTATTTTCATTAATTATCGCAACACATCTTTCCAATGACAAATCTGGATGATTCTTTTTTGCTAATAACCAAAACAGAAAACCGCAACCTTCAGCAGATTGCATTCCATCTCGAAAAAAAGCCTCATTGCCTTCAGCACCACCATTAGCCTGCAATTGAACGGCCTCTTGAATGGCTGTTTTTTGCAGTTCTAAAGGCAATCCAGCTAGACTGTCAACAATAGAAGCTAACGGCGATTTTAGATGCCTTCTGAGATGTTTATGCAGGGTAGCAATATGTTTATCGGTAACTTGATCTATTAGATAAGTAATACCAGAAAAAACTACGCTCCCTTGCGCCCCTGCAACATTTTCATTCATTTCGCTATCGATGGACATAAATCCTCCCTAAGAAATTAATTAAGCTGGATCAGTAATGACCCCGCTCGTTTTGAAATTACAAGAAAATTTAACCACATCAGAAGTGGCATTTACGGTAATTGCAAGTGATTCAATCCTTGCAGGAAAAGAATAAAACTTGGTGCTATCGCCAAGGTAAAGCTTTAAGGTTACAAGCTTTCCAACTTCAAGTGTACCGCTACTATCTGCGCCTGAATCACCTGAAGTTGAATTCAATGTATACCCGCCGTCTGGGATGTTGGTTGAATCCCAAATAGCATTAAAACTTCCGCTGCCCTCTGTTTTGGTTGGGAAATACTCTGCAAAGCCTGCGCTTCCAGAATGAGTGGTTTCAACCAGCGTGTTAGTCTTGGTAAAATTCCAGTCTACAACAGCATATTCTGTGCTGCCTGCAAGAACTTTCCCGCCTATACCTTTTGCAAAAACTGGTGTTGGCACGATAAACTCCTTATTTAAGTTCCTAAAACCCAGATTACATACTGTACCGAAACTGCGCTTGAATTCATAATTGGCAGGATGTCTGCTGTGCCTGCGGTTACTGTCCAGCCTAAATTGAGTGGATCGATAAAACTGACAAAAGTTTTTGTGGAAATATAGGATGTCGCCCCAGTTCCTCCAAATGGCCCTTGCCATGCATTGGAAACACCCTGTGGCCCAACAAATAACGCTTTTGTTCCATTTGGGTCAACAATAGACACTACCACCGCCCTGATTGTAGAAAATGTTAAAGTAGCACCAAATGGATCGACCAAAGAGCCTGCAAGATCAAATGTTTGAGTAGCACCCGCTGCAATGGTGTTTACTGATCTATGCCATTTGTTTGCTTGCCCTGCTGATGCGCCATCTGAAAATGTATAGGCCATTGCAGGAAACAAACTTGAACCAGATGACAAGCTGTCGGAAACTGTTGAAATCAAATCATCTTTAAAGGATGACCCACTACAAGTAAAAGTAAACGAAGCGGAAATTGTCATAGGGTATTACTCCCACTAGCTACGATTTCATAAGCCATTTTGGTTACCAGTACATCTTCAGCATTTCGCAATTCTGGCTGCAATTCAATAGTATTTGAATTAGGCATAAAACTGATCAGCCTCGCATTATTCAAGGTAATGGACTTGTCACAGAAATCAAAAGTAGAGCCTACGAGGGCTGCGATAGTTTTTGCATTTGATGCCCCCGGCCCACCAGCAGAATAAATAGAAACAGTAATTGTAAAATTCTGAATAAAATGTCCATTCACAGTAAATGTCTTTTTGCCGTCTTCAATTAAAACTATTCCATAAGGCACTTCAACATCTTGCGGAACTCTGGCATACCAAAGACCACCGGGAACTACTGTGGATGCTGTTGATTGCAAAGCCCACAAAGATTGCATCGCTTCAAGGATTTGGTAGCTAATTAAATTCATTTATCTACCTTTACCTTTGCGCCTACCAATGCGCTTAATTGTGGCTGCAAATCTTTCAAGGTTTGCATTAAGCCTAAACGCTTTTTTTGAAATTCTAAAATAGAGCCATATGAAGCAGTTTTTCCGTAGCCAACTGTGACATAAAGATTTCTTGCAACTTCTGGAACGCTTTCGGGTTCATAAACAATGCTTGCCTGCAAATGGCCTGTGCGCTTTGCAGGGTATTGGCCTACTTTAGATGCAGGAGGAAAAGATTTGTTTAATCGCTGCATATGTTGAGCTTGAAAAAAAACAGCAGCAGACAACAAATTTTCCGCAATAGCTTGCCTGTTAGCAGCATTAAATTGTGCGCTGTTATTGCGAAAGAATCCCGGCATTAGGAAATCCTTTCCAATGTTAGAACTTGGAGAACATCAATGATGTCAGGTGCTGCGCCAGAAATGATCTGATAGACAGAACTATTTTGATCAACGATTCTATCTGTTGCTTTCCAATTTAATCTTTGCCCACAATGGCAATCGTATTGAGTGCGAACTTGTCTCTTAGCTAATATGTCGCTTGTAGATGTTCCTGTTTCTTGAATCCTTGCAGGAACATTGCTTAAAATTGTAGTGTAGCTATTAGCCACCCTGCCACCCGCTGCATCCCTGCTGTTTGCAGGCCTTTGCAGGCTAATTGTTTGGCGCAAATTTTCTGCAAGAACCAAATTCCTTGTAGTCAATCTCCAAGTGTTTCCACGATTGCCATTAGTTGTTTCAAGCACAGTCCATCTTCGCCCTGCGGAATCTGTGATGTAATCATTTGGATTTGGCCTAATCCCATTAGGAATTAAAGCTTGCGGAATATTCCAAACTAAATCATCAGAGGTAAAAATGCCTGTGCGCTGACTTGGAACATCATTGTTTGAAATGGTAGATCTTTTAGCTACGGCAATTGTAAATGTTTCTTCATAGTTGTTTCCATTACTGAATGGAACACCGTACACCGTATAGCTGATAGCCTCGGTGTAATCCCAAATTAAATAATCCTTTGTCCTATCAAAGGTAATCGGCATTAAACCATAACCTCTTGGTAAAGGATGTGGCCACCTACAACGGAGTTTGTACTAAGGTTTAAAACAAGATCTTCACCAACAGCGGTTTCTAAAACTCCAATCAATCCAGCAGGAATCAAATCTGTATTCCCATTGAAAATGTTTGAGTATGCGCCAATAGCCATTGGCCCTGTTAATGCTGTTGTACCGCTTTTAAAAGTGACTAAACAATTTACTGTGGAGCAAATCACATAAGTAATTACTCGGAATTTTTTGCCTGCAATTCCAGTAGCAATTACTCCATCGCCAGAGGCTGATAAATCAATCTTTACAAATCTCATGTTCGCATCCTCGTAGTTTTGGTGAATGGCCCTTCAATGATTTGCAGGCTACGCTGCAAAGCTTCCAGATTGGTTGTAAGCATCTGCATATAACTATCATGGCTGTATGATTCGCCATCTATAGAGTAGCTTGGCTTATAGCTGGATGTGGTTTCAACAATTCGTGCGGTAGTCTGCGCTATAGCTAGCCTGATATTTTCTGAAGGGGTTGGCACGGCGCACACTCCACAAAATTTAGTTTTGATTTCCAAATCTGAAATCGCTCACGATATTTGATTTCAGCTTCTTGTTTAGTGGAACATTCAACAAGCAGCCTTGGAAACCCGCTCGCACGGATTGTCCAAGGCTGTGTGATAGGTTCGCTCTGAAACTCTCCCTTTTTCATAGCAAACTCCTAATTAGTTCTTATTCCGTACTGTGTGCCAAGGTGACCAAACAGATGGTATGCCTCGCTCATTCGCAAAATAGCTAGCAACAATGCCCTTGTCGAGCATCTCGTAGTTATTTGGTGCTGCCTGTTGAACATTTAGCGGATAATTTTGCATATAGCGGAAGGTTTTTCCAGCCTGCATTATCCACCAATATTCATCCGCATTCGCCTGCGAAAGATTAAGGCCATCTGCATCGGTACATCTCATTTCAATCAGAGGACTTGAAAGAACGGTGAACTGGCCAGCATATGGGTTACCGGGAGTTTGCCTGATCTGTAAAGTTCCTGCTGTTGATTGAGTTGCGCCTTTTGCAACTCTGGTTTCAGTTAAATTAGCACCCAGAATTAATTGCGCTGTCGCAAGCTTTGCTGGGTTAACCAAAATAACATTAGGTTGAATCAAGATCCTCTTGCCTGTGCCGGGATCTTTCATGCGAGCAAAGCGCAACATGGAAGCTTGGATGCTTGACCAGTCTTCCAACGGATTGCTGTGGTCATTTATGTAACCAAGCGTTTCGCTAGTTTGGTAGGTATTGTAGCTTGTTCCAGAATATTTGAATGAGTTGTTAACACCGATAAAGGTATCAATAACTTCAAGCTCTTTTCTGTATGCAAGCTCTTCACCTACGCTGGCTGCAACATTTAAAATGTCACCAGTTAGATCGAAGAACACGGTTTCTTTTAGCACATCAACAGCAAGGGCATTTTCCCTTGTTTCTGGTGTTTCAATGTATCGTTCATTGAACTGCGCCCTTTGATGTGGCTCGCCGGGATTCCTGCGCTTGCCTTTGTCGCCAATGCGATTAGTTCCAATGACTTTTTGGCCATTGAGCTTGGTCGCTTCAGCAGGCATAAGCTGATCTGCAATCAAAGCGGGATTTTGAAAAGCTTCCAAAATCTTCACTTCAATTAGACCGCCTACAACAGCAGAAAATGCATTAATATTTGCAAAAGCGGTTGGGTCGATACCTACACCAGTAGATTCAACCAAAGCTCTTGTATCGTTAGGATGGCCCTGCTCTACTAGGCTTCTGGCTATTGTGTATCGAGCCATTGCGCCAGCATTTGCAGGATCAAAATAATTGCGCCAGCTAGAACCAATAATACCTTCAGCCAATTCTTGAATTGAGAATTGTTCGGGTCTTATCTTTTGTTCTGCAAGCCTGTGATTGCCTGCTTGATCACGCACAGGCGAACCATTGGTATCAACCAAACCAAGGCCGTGTTTGATAAGGTTTAAAAACTCAAGCTTACCGCCTGGGTTTTTCCCCTTGGATTCATACATATCCCTGACTTTTAAAATATTCACTCGCATTGCTTTGACTCCTGTTAGTTGGTTTTTAGAATTTTTGGCGGGCTGCTAAACCATAAATCCTGCAAAGAACTCTGGTAGTAGCGGAACTGTAGTAGGCAACAACAACACCAATGGCCTTGGCTGCATCGGAAACCTCGACCACTTTTTGATCTTGGATTGCACCCGCTGCTGCTGCACCAGAGGACACAGCACCAACCATGTCACCGGGAAGCAAGGCAGAAGATGAAGCGCAATCGGCCTCATAGATGCATTCAGTTATTACTTCAATAAAACCCGCAGTAATCTGGGCAGCAATTCTTGCCTGCACCGCAATGCCAACAAATGTGTCATGGACATTTGTTTGATCGGTTGCAGCAGTACCAGAGCCTGTGATTGCAGATAACGGCTTTACAGTAGAAGAGCCAGAATCCCAATAAAGGAAATCACCGATTGAAATCACTATGCCTGCTGCCACAGGGTAGCGAACTAATCGGAAATCTGCTGGTTTAGTAAAATTTCCACCGCCAAAAGTAGTAGACATTATTTTGACTCCTTAGTTTTGTAACCAGTTGTAAAGGTTGTTTCCGGTTGGGATTTTGGATGAAATGGATTCTGTCATCCTTGCGCCTGCTTTAGGCTTGGTTTGCTTGTGTGCAAGGGCCAAACGAAGAATATGACGCTCAATAGAATTCCTAGTAGGAAGCTGTAGGAAATCTTCGAGCAAAACCTTGGTCAAAGGCAGGCCAGCACTTTCGCACATTCTGCGAACAAATGTTTCTCGCTTCATGCGAGTAATTTGTTCTTGCAGTTGATTCAACCTCTTGTTGGATCGGGCCTGCTTTGATTCTTTGGCAGTCATTTTTTCGTCATCTTCTTCTTCAGTTGGCTTGTCTTCTTCTTCGCCTTCTTTGACTGGCTCTTCATCATCATCTTCTTCGGTTGGCTCTTTTTCTTCTTCTTCTTTCATGTCAGCATCGCCAAGGGCTTCCTTGACTAGGTCAACAATTTTTTGAGCCTTTTCTTCATCGCTGGAATCAGCTTCTTTCAAAGCATCCATTACCTTGGAAGCAAGATCGTCTGATTCCGAATCATCTTCCTTGGTATCTTTTTCGCCATCTGGAGCTTCATAGTCCTCCATAGGTTTCTTGTCGTCATCTTCTTCTTTGAGCCAATTTGCCATTGCTAATCTCCTTAGTTAAGAAACTCTGCCACGGTTGAACGATTCGACAAATGAATGGGCCATTAATTTGAGCTTGTAATCAAGGTTGTCACGAGTCATTGCGTTTGTTTTTTTTCCAATTGGCGATTTCAAAGTACGCATTCTTTTTGGCGTATATATTCTTTGTTTTGTTGTAATGCCTTTTTTTGGCATTTCAGCAGGATCAGCATTAAGCCTTGCTTCTCGCCTTATAGCTAATCGCTGTGACATTGCTTTCCCAGAAGTTTGCCTGTCAGTTTGCTTGTGCATTACAATATCGCTTCTGTGATAATTATCTTTTCTCATTCTGGTTGCGCCTCTGTTCACACTTCCCTTTCCTTTAGACCTTGCAAATACTCCTCCAGCTTTTTTTTGTAGTTTGGCCTCTTTACGCATTGAGGCCATATGTCGGCCTGCTGGTGTTTTAGCTTTCTTTGCCATTTTTTTTCTGTGAAGTTTGTTGTACTCTGCCTTCTTTTGTTTTTGGGCAGGAGTTAAAGGCTTTCTTGGAGCAGCTTCGCTCAAGCTTTTGGTTGTTGCAGGATCTGCTACTAAATCAACATGGCGCACTTCTGTTACTTTGTTGACCACAAAAATGTCTCCCTCTTTTTCGCCTTCACCCTGTGCATTGTGGGAAAGCCCGAATGCTTCGGGCATTCTCTCAGCAGCTTCAATAATCCTGTTTGCCATCGGGTGGGATTTCAAATAAACCAAATCACCAAATAGGCCTTTGCCTTCGACATAGCGAATATTTACAAGCTTTCCAAACCTGTCATAAGCTGACCTAGCATCGGTGGGATCATCTTTTGGGTGGTCAATGTTTACCTTAACATTTTCATAAAGGCCTTTGGCCTCTTTGAGCGCATTGGGAAGATATTTTCTGTTGTTTTCAGAATCAAAACCTATGATTTTAACATTAAAAATCGTACCGCTAGCTCTGTCCACTTTTAGTGGAGAAAGACTTAGGGAACGCTCAAGTAACCAAATAAAATTTGATCTCATTTTTCCAGTCTCGGAAAAATGTGGTCACTTTGTCAAATTGGTTGAACTTATTTTTTGGGAAGAATCGATTTGGCTGTGTATGGATTGATGTACCCATAATTAGAAACGCTTCTAGTTAAGCTCTTTCTTATTCGCAATAACTCGTCAAAAATTCTCATTCTTTTGTCAAATTTATTTAAATCTTCTCGCTGAAGGACATCTTCATCCATCAACTGCCCAGACCTCGGATCGATGAAATAACCCCATTTTATCTGATGGCCTGCGGGGAATTTGTCCTGCATGATTCTATACCTATCTGCCCCAACTACTCGCATTCTGGCCCTTTCTGGGGCTTTTTGAAACCATTGCGAATACACGGCAGGATTTGGGATTAGCTTTCCTTTGTTGTCTCTGAATACTTTTTTCGCTGCTGGGTTGTTCTCAACCTGTTTTTGCAATTTTAAAACAGGTGTAATCCAGCATCGGCAATTATGGGCGACTGTGCCATCTTCATCAATTGGAGGCCTCGGCATATGCTGAATTCCAAGCTGATGTGGCTGTGGATTTTTGTAATAAACTGTTCCGCTTCTGGCTGCATGATGTGGCCTAACCCTTGAATCCATTGTCGCATGAATTTGATATCCAATGACAAGATCCCCTAGTTTTTCATAGGTTTCCATGCGGGATTCATGGGCAATCCTTTGACATTCAGTCCTCGCAATTCTTCTTGCAGCAGCAGCATTACCCTGCACCAACGGCCTAATTGATTCTGAAATACCCTGTGGGCTTTTCCCCGCTGCGAAATCCTGCGCGATTTTTCTCGCTATGTGCTGAAGGTTTCCAAGGTTTGTTTGCTGCGCTAATCTTGCATTCCAAGTTGTTCCAAGAGTTGTTCCGTAAACAATGTCATGGACTTTTTCTTCATGCATTGGCGGAAAAATTGCTGCTTGAACTGCCTCTGCCTCTCGCTCTTCTTTGGATTTTCTTTCTTCCTGCATTGGGTAGGAAAGAAGGTGCAAGTACGCTTGTGGCAGGGTTTGGACTACAACAAGGCCTGCCTCGCTGTATGAAACCTTGGTGGTTTCAACAAATCCATGATAAAGCGTTGAAAACAGTCCATGAATGGTTTTGGTCAAGAGAAGGTGAATCTGACTGGATTTCTCCATCAGACTCGCCTTGCTCTTAAAGATTACTTTGTCCATATCTCGCCACATGGCCTGCAAGTCTTTGTCTGCCTTGTCCGCAATCTTTTCAGAATCTGCAATCATACCTTCTTGATGAAGGTTAAATCGAGCAGCCAAAGTGCTATTTACTGTGTCTTGCATTTATATCGCTGTGGGTGATTCTGGTGGTGGTGGCGGTGGTGCTTGGCCCATGCCCATGTCAGGCAGGGTCAACGGCATACCAATACCTTTTCCTGCAAGCTCTGCCATGTTTCGCTCTTCTTTCTCCCAATCCAATCCGATCTCCTGCGCTATTGTCTGTTTGGATTTGATTCCCAAACTTGAATAGATGGAGTTGTTGCCTGCTTCAATCGATTTAT